TCAAGCAGCCTCAACAGCACAATGAAGGCACTGGAAATACTGATGCCACTTGCCCAGATGCTTCCTGTTGGAGATCACATAGACCCAGATGGATTGGTCAGGCACGTTACTGAATCTCTTGGCGTTCCAAAGACAACTCTGAGGTCTACTGCTGAAATACAAGAAACAAGACAAGCTAGGGCAGCGGCAGAAGCAAAACAAGCTGAGATAATGGAAGACGCTCAAGATGTACAAAACTTAGCACAGATCGCCCAAGCAAGTAGAATGGTAAGCAAGTGACCCCAGAAATAGAAAAGATAAAAGACCTTTATAAACAAACATTTAATACAGACAGTGGAGCCAAAGTCTTAACTGATCTGGAAGCTAGGTGTAACTATAAGGCACTTAGCTATGTTGCTGGCGATGCCAATGCAACAGCATTTGAAGAAGGCAAGAGAGCCGTAATTCTTCATATCTACAACATGATGAGAGAGGAGTCATAATGTCATTAGAAAACGCCGAACAGGTAGCCCAGCCAGAGGCAGCCCCTGCGCCAGCGATTGAAACGCCAGCAGAGGTAGCGTCAGGCGGGTCTGGTAACGAGTTTTTGAACATGATACCAGAGGACTTGCGAGAGCATCCAAGTCTTTCACCTATCAAAGATGTGCCGAACCTAGCTCGGTCATATGTCAACAGTCAGAAGCTGATAGGCGCTGATAAGCTGCCGCTGCCAGCAAATCCAACAGAAGAGGATATGGCAAAAATTTATGACAGATTGGGCAGACCAGAAAATGCTTCTGGCTACGAGATAGCTATAGATGGCAACATAATTACTGAAGAAGTTGCTAGTTCATTTAGTGAGATAGCGCACGGTCTTGGTCTGAGCAAAACGCAGACTTCAAAGCTGATGGAGTATTACAAAGATTCGGCTGAAGACAGTATCAACAGAGATGTTGAAAAGCGTAATCAAAATCAGATTGATTCAATAAACGCTTTGAAAGCTGAGTGGGGAACCAGCTTTGACAAAAAGGTTGAGCAAGCAAAATCCATTGCAGATGAGTTTTCTGATACTCAGGCTATCACAAGGATTGTTCTTGAGGATGGCACAAACTTGGGCGATCACCCTGAGTTTATTAAAGCATTTGCAAAATTCGCAGAGTT